AAAACCGAAGGTGGAATATCCTTTGGTGTAAGTACTTGGCAAGGAAGATAATTTTAAACAATAAAAACAAATAAAATGATAGTATTAAACATCAAAAAAGAGGACATCAAATTTACTGCACACAAAAACGGAAATCACTACGCTACTATTGTTGTAGAGAAACGCAAAGAGTTAGACAAGTTTGAAAACACCCACACAGTTTATAACGGACAAACCGCAACTGAAAGGGCAGAAAAATCAAAGAAGGAATATTGCGGAAATGGCAAGGAGTATGTTTGGGAAGCAAAGAAAGAGTTTGCCCAAAACAAACAGGAAGCAGAAGATACTCAAGACCTACCTTTTTAATTATAACAAAACTTTAACACTATGAGCCAAAACAAACAAATCGCAGACTACCTAAATAAAGGTAAAAAGCTAACTCCTATTGATGCCTTAAACAAATTCGGTTGCTTTAGATTAGCAGCACGAATAGCTGATTTAAGGAACGAAGGAATGAATATTGTAACTAATACAATCAAGCTGGAGAATAAGAAGCAGATTGCCCAATATTCAATAAAATAGCTTATCTTTGAACAAGAATGTTGCAGATTCTATTCTAAACTTATTGCCCGAAGATGCGTTGGTACTGCAACTACCAGCAATTCCGAGGGCTTTTTTATTTATGAAAAGTAATACATATTATTTCAGCCACGATTATAACGCTGCAAATGATACTAAAGTCCTTTTTTTAAGGCATCAATTAGGAATGGAGGGTTATGGTATTTATTGGTATTTAATTGAACAATTAGCCAACGCTGGAGGCAAATTACCCCTTGAACTTATCCCTGTACTTGCTATGCAAATGCACTGCACTGATGTAAAAGTCAATGGGGTATTAATGAATTTTGGCTTATTTACAATTGATTCAGGCGAGTTTTGGTCGGAAAGATTAGCACAACATTTAGAACTACGATTAAAGTTAAGTGAAAGTGGTAAAGCAGGTGCAAATAATAGGTGGGGTAATAGGGGGGCTATTGGGGAGGGTAATGCAAAGGAAAGTAAAGTAAAGGAAATAAAAGGAAATGAAATTAAAGTAAATAAATTAAATATAATAGATAGTGCATTTGATGAATGGTGGAATATTTATGATAAAAAAGTTAGTAAGGATAAAGCCATTTCTAAATGGAATATTTTGACAAGTGATGAAAAGCAATTAGCTTTAAAAATAGTACAGAAGTATGTTAATTCAACCCCTGATAAAACATTCCGTAAAGACCCAACCACATATTTAAACAATAAATCTTTTAACGATGAAATCATTATCCGAAATGCTACCACAAGTCATAAACCCAATGTCAGTGAGCGTAACTTCACAAACCTTGCCAATCTTAAATACATTGAATCAAAGTGAGATTAAAATTTATGATGCCTTACAAACAATGCACATATCAAAATGTTCCAGCATTGAAGTAGCTGAACACTTAAAAACCTGTATTCAGTTAAGCGGTGCAGTTCCACCCACAAGCCCTGAATTTCAGTTCCTAGTTGACTTTGTACTAAAGAACTACGGAATATTTAAATTAAAGGAATTGGGAGCAGCATTTGAACTTTATGTTTTAGGTCGTTTAGATGTAGATAGGAACTATGGTTCATTTAGCCCTAAATTCTTTGGCGATGTAATGGCTGAATACAAAAAGATAGCAGTACAGGTAAGGCAAAAGATTGAACCAAAGATTGAGCCAACTGCTCACAACTACATAGATGAGGAACAAGCTATCAAGGATGAAAAGAAGTGGTGGGATAAATCAACTAGAAAAGACTTTAGGTTTATTAATCATCAAGTATTTGATTATATGTGGAAACGCAAATTGATTAAATTATCAAAAGAACAAGGCGATGATATAAAGGCAAAAGTTAGGTTATTCTTTTTGGCACAGGCGAAACAAGCAAATGATATGTTAATCAGCGATGAAACTATGACCCAACAATGTAAAAAGTATTCTTTAATGATGCACTACAATAACCAGCTATGAAAATAATACTAACAATACTAATTTGGGAGGGAATTAAGATTATTTACTATAAAATAATAAACCGATGAAAGAACTATTTAAACTGACAATTGAGTTTACAAGGATATTTATAGGCTTTATCCTTGCCATTACCATATTGGTAACATTTGACATTTACTACGAATTAAAAAGACTATATGCAAAGGGTAATAAATTTTAGCGGTGGCAAGACAAGTGCATTGATGACAATAATGAATTATCGTGAAGGCGATATTGTTTTATTTGCTGATACAGGCAGGGAACATCCTAAAACTTATAAATTCATAAATGACTTTGAGGCACACGAAAATATACCTGTAACAAGAATAAGTTACGAAGGGGGATTTAGGGGAATGTTAGAGCATAAGAAATGGAGATTAATACCTAATAGGGTTAAAAGGGAATGCACCATTGAACTAAAAATTAAAACCGCTAAAAGATGGTTAAGGGCAAATTACGGAAAACAAGATTATGAGTGGATGGTAGGATTTAGGGCAGATGAAGAACGAAGGGTTAAAGGCTATGAGAAACGACAAGCATACATTCATCCTGTATTCCCTTTATACGAACAAGGAATAAATAAAGAAAATGTAAATTACTATTGGAGTAAAAAACCTTATACTTTGGAAATCCCAGCTATATTAGGAAATTGCACTTTATGTTTTCTTAAAGGCAAGAATGCAGTAATAAATATTTTAAGGTCATATCCTGAATTAGCAGCCGAATGGATTGAAGATGAGGAATTAAGCAAATTGAAAGGTAAAGGACATACATACTTTCAAGATACAACCTACAAACAATTACTAAACTACGCACAAAACGATTTATTTAAAGGACAAGACCTTACCGATTTAAGTCCAGCATTTAGTTGTTCGTGTACGAGTTAAACCCTAATTTTGCGTTATGGCTTTACAATCAATCCCAAGATTAACCGCAAAGGCTCAACAAATATTTAACCGCTACATTAGGACTAGAGATAGTAAAGATGGATATTTTACCTGTATTAGTTGCGGTCAGGTTAGAGATTATGAAAGTATGGATGCTGGGCATTATGTTCCTGTCAAGGGAAGTTCTGCATTAAGGTTTGATGAATACAATGTAAACGGAGAATGTAAATCCTGTAACGGCTTTGACCAATTCCATCTAATAGGCTATCGCAGAAACCTAATTGATAAAATAGGCGAACGAATGGTTTTACACCTTGAAAGCCAACACAGGCTCATAAAGAAATGGTCAAGGACTGAACTTAACGAACTAATAGAAAAGTACAAATGAACATCAACGAAATCAAACCAAACCCAAACAATCCTAGACTGATTAAAGACCATAAGTTTAAACAACTTGTTAAGTCAATCCAAGATTTTCCACAAATGCTTGAACTCCGCCCTATTGTAATAGATGAGAATAATATGGTATTAGGTGGCAATATGAGGCTAAAGGCTTGTTTAGAAGCTGGGCTTACGGATGTACCTGTAATCCACGCTAACAATTTAAGCGAGGAAAAGAAAAAGGAATTTATTGTAAAGGACAATGTTGGTTATGGAGAATGGGATTGGGATGACCTAGCTAATAATTGGGATGCACAGGAACTTACCGATTGGGGATTAGACATACCAAACTTTGATGTAAACAATTTAGAAGCCCAAGAAGATGACTTTGCAGTACCTGATGGCGGAACTGAAACCGATATTGTATTAGGGGATTTATTTGAGATAGGGGAACATAGATTGCTTTGTGGGGATAGTACTGATAGCGACCAAGTGGCAAAGCTAATGAACGGACAAAAGGCTGATATGGTATTTACTGACCCACCTTATGGAGTAAGCTATGAAGGAGGACACAACAAAAAGAAAAGAACAGGTATTGAAAATGATACCTTGCAAGGACAAGATTTAACAGACCTTTTTTACGAATCATTAATGAATGCTGATTTATTCTCACACGACCATTCAGCATTTTATATTTGGTATAGCACCAATAAATCCGTAGAGACATTTAATTCATTTGCTAATCTTAATCTACAAGTAAGGGCAGTTTTATGTTGGTATAAAGTAAAAAGCGGATTAGGTGCATTTATGGCTCAATACATTCCAAACTTTGAACCATTTATTTATGCATTTAAAAAAGGTAAAACTCCACAATGGTTTGGTGCAAGTGATGAAAAAAGTGTATGGGAATTAAAGAAAGATAGTAAAAATGAATATCACCCAACACAAAAACCTGTTGAACTACCTGAAAGGGCAATGAAAAATAGCAGTAAAGAAAATAATATAGTTCTTGATGTATTTGGTGGAAGTGGAAGTACTATGGTAGCTGCACAACAATTAAATCGCAAGGCAAGACTAATGGAACTTGACCCAAAATACTGCCAAGTTATTGTTGACCGAATGAAGAAACTAGACCCATCATTGATAATCAAGAAGAACGGATTACCTTTGTAATTCAGTGATAATACAACGATAATGCCGAATCCCGAAAACTTAACCCCATTCCCTAAAGGAGTATCAGGTAACCCAGCAGGGAAACCTAAAGGAGTTGAACATAGCAAAACAAGACTATTGCGTTTATTACAACTCGTTACTAAAGTGCGTAACCCTGTTACAGGCGAAGATGAGGAGTTTACAATAGCTGAACAACTAGATATGAAGATAATTGCAAAAGCAATGAAATCCGATTTAAGGGCTTATCAGGAAATACTTGACCGATTAGAAGGCAGAGCAAAACAAACAACCGACATAAACGCAAACATTCAAGGTAGCGTTCAAATAGTAATACAAGAAGATGACCGATGCAAACCAATTGAAGATTAATGCAACACCTGTATTCTTTGCCAACAAAAGAGCATACGAAGGCAATTATCCTGTCATTTGCAATGAAGGTGGCACAAGGAGTTCAAAGAGTTATTCCATTGTTCAGTTACTGATTGAGATAGCCTACAACAATCCAAAGACTAGGATTTCAATTGTTTCTCATTCCCTTCCACATATCAAACGAGGAGTTTATAGGGATTTTAAATCTATTATGGAGAATTGGGGTTTATGGCAAGACAATGATTTTAGCTTTTCCGATTTTATATACACTTACCCTAATGGGTCTTACATTGAACTGTTTGGATTAGAAGATGAAAGTAAGGCTAGAGGACCAGCAAGGGATGTCCTATTCATTAACGAAGCCAACTTAATCAAAAGAACTTTATACGACCAATTACTAATGCGAACCACTGGCAAGGTATTCCTTGATTGGAATCCTGCTGACTTTATTAATTGGGTTTATGAAATAGCCGACAATCCTGAAAACAAACGCATTCATTCTACCTACCTAAACAACCTGCCAAACCTATCCGAACTACAAATAAAGAACATTGAGCAGTATAAAAACCTGCCTGATGACTTTATGTGGAAGGTGTACGGACTTGGAGAACGAGGAGCAGCAAAAGAACTTATTTACACTCAATGGAAACAATACGACACCGCACCTGAAGGCGATGTATTCTATGGGCTTGACTTTGGTTATGTCCATCCAGCTGCATTAATAAAGGTTACCCATCACGAAGGAGAAAACTACTTTGAGGAAATAATTTATCAAAGTGGTCTTACACTATCCGACCTAACAAGATTGATAAAAGAGAAAGTGCCTGAACGAGCAACTATCTACGCAGATGCAGCCGAACCCAAATCAATAGAGGAACTTTACCGACAAGGATTTAATATTAAACCTGCTCAAAAGGATGTATGGGCAGGAATAGTAAAAATGAAATCTTATCCTATTAACATTCACTTTCATAGTAAAAACTTACGAAGGGAATTTATGTCGTACAAATGGAAAAAGGATAAAAACGATAATGTAATTGAAGAACCTGTTAAAGCAAATGATGATGCTTTAGATGCTTCAAGGTATGCAGTATTTACGCATTTAACCAAACCTAAATTTTCAGTAAGTGTATTTTAGTATAATTTCTTTAACTTTGTTTAAATTCTAATAATATGGGTTTATTTGACTTCTTCACTAAAAAGAAGATTAACACACTATTTCCAACAATTCCGATGAACTCCCAAATAGCAATTGAAAGGGGTATCGTTACTTGGCAAGGGGCTGACCAAAGAAGTTTTGTTGATGATGGATATGTAGCAAACGATATAGTTTACTCAATCATTAAACTAATTACCGACAAAGCTAAAATTGCACCATTTCACGTTTATAGGGTAGTAGATGAAAAGGCTGCAAAGAAATACAAATCTTTAGCTGCACAAAAAGACATCAACCTAAAAGAACTTGAGCAATTACATAAAAAGGCATACGAACTTTACACAGGAGACCAACGCTTAAACGAGTTATTAAAATATCCTAATGAAGAAGATTGCTGGAGTGATTTAGTAGAACAATGGTGCGGTTTTAAGTTAATAACAGGTAATTCTTTTATTTATGGCAAACTTATTGAAGCAGGAAATAATCAGGGCAAACCCTACGAGTTATTTGCTTTGCCTAGTCAGTATATGGCTATCATTGCAAATATCAATGTGTTCCCCCCAACAAGGGCTGGGTATCAGTTATACTATGGGCAAATGTGGTCATTTGATACAAAAGAAATCTTACACGATAAATATTTCAATCCGCAATGGGGAGTTACAGGTGGGCAGTTATACGGACAAAGCCCATTAAGAGCAGCAGCCAAAAACTTAACAAGAAGTAACGAAGCTAAAACCGCTGCCGTTGCATCCTTCCAAAATGGTGGACCTGCTGGAGTTTTATTTATGAACGATGAAAGGTTTGACCCTACAAGTGGACAAGCACAGGCACAAGCACTAAAAACCGCAGTAAGTCAAAAAGGCGGTTCAGCTAACTTTAACTCAATTGCAGTATCAGGTTATAAAGTAGATTGGAAACAAATCGGTTTAAGCCCTGTTGAACTTAATATCATTGAATCGGAAAAATGGGATTTAAAAGCACTTTGTAATATCTACGGAGTACCTAGTCAACTTTTAAACGATAGCGATTCAAAGACATATAACAATCAAAGAGAAGGGGAAAAGGCATTAACACTTCGTTGTGCCATCCCATTACTTAACTCATTGACTGAAAACCTTAACAGGAAATTACACACCGATTGGGGTTACAAAGGAACAAATCTTTATGTAGATTACGACCTTTCAGTATTTGGAGAATTAGAAGCAAATAAAGCCGAACAAGTTGCGTGGTTAAATACTGCGTGGTGGATTAGTCCAAAGCAAAAGTTAGACATAATGAATATTGAAGTGCCTGATTA